CAATGTCAAAAAGCTCCGCATCTCTCGGGAATGCTTTTGTATCAATTCTCTGGTCAACCTTTTTGCCAATAAATTTTCTACCGTATGTTCTGGCGATACTCATGATATCACCCACCCCTCAATTTCATCATACCAAGAACTGTAAGCTTCTTGCGATTCTCCCGGCTTTGGTGGATTTACGATTCGGCTCACATCTGTAGCAAAAAGAGTCATCGTGTCACCACTCCACGGGTGCGGCATTGTGATCGTATCTCCGGCTTCCAATCTAAGATCACAAACCCTAGTTAACTTATACCTTCTCCTTTGCATTCTCGCGACCATCATTTCGTAAGCAGCGACGAGGTTACAATGGTAAGCCTCATAGCACAAAGGATCGGTGAATTCTTTTTTGACGATAATCCCGCCGATTTCATCTTGAAGAGTTTCGTCATTGTTTGCAGGAGCCTCTTCATCAGATTGGCAAGTTCTTCTTGCATAACCAACAGGACGAGCAAAAATCTCGTAAGAAACATTTGTCGTTGACGCAAGGATCTCCAAAGCAGTAATAAGAGCTGCAAGCCTGATCGCGTCTTTGACCCATCCATTAGGAATAAGAAAGCTTCCTAACAAGGCAAGAATTGCTGCAGTAAAAGCTTTGACAAGTGAAGGTGTATCGACTATCACCTTGCAATACTTATCATGATATTCGGCAACGGCATCATAAGCAGAATCGTCAACCAATGTTTCAGTGCCTTTTCTCGCTAACCTAAACGCAAGAGACCGCACACTTTCAAGAGGGTTCATTCTCGGATACTTACACCGCCGGCTTCGTCTTTCATCATACCAAATCACATATGTCTTTTTGCCTGTGTTCCATCTATGTGTTACACGTAATGTTGCAACGCGTTCTTCCTCCTGTAAAATTTCGATAAACCCTCTTTCTTCACCATGTACCACAACCCGATTAGTAAGATCAGAATAAGAATCATCGGGGGTCCACTCTTCAACCATGTTATTATTTGTGAAAGCAAGATCAACCGAATTTGATATGCTAATCCTTCTCGCACTGATCGTGTTAGTAACGGTGAGATAAACATAATACCCGCAAGACCGCGCCAACTCTTCAACACAAGTCCACAGGTCAGTATCAAGCTGTTGGTAATAAAGAAGCCGTCGATTGTCAAATGTCGGCAATGAAATATCTCCGGCTTCAAACGTAGTATAGCGCGTGATCAGGTCAACGATAATGTCTTCCGCATATTGACCATCATACAAAGGTGTTGCAGTAATACTGATCTGTTTCCACTTCCAAATTTCATCTTGAGATTTTATCAGCATTGTCGGGTACGAATTTCTTTTGTATCCCGACATTTGAGCCTGAGTAATAATATACGTTCCTAACTCCTGCCAGTAATCAACACCACCAATTTTGCATCCTTCCCGCAAGGTAAGTCTTCTACCTTTTTTCAAAAAAGTCCGCCAAAGGCTTTTCAAATTATGAAAGTCGAAAAGATGACCGTTTGAAACAGTAAACTCTAATTCATTAGCGCCGTCGATGGTATCACGTCTTTTGATACCTGATTGCCGTTTGATCAGAGAAGTAAGATCAAAATAGCCTTCTTCCTTTGCCCACATTATCACCGTATCGACACTTTGATATGTTCCGCTAACCCAAAAAGCGAAAAGCCCATTGTCATCAGGATCAACAACAACAGAGGCATTGAAGTCTTCTGTCTGATTGACAAATGGATCAGCCGTTGACCATGACCATGAAACCGTGTATGTCCCGATCGAGTAATGACTCTGCCGCAAAGCCCCGCCCCGATCGAAGGTCACAATACCATTCCATGCACCATCACGAATGACTCCCGCATATATTTTTTGCGTCGCCTGATCATAATCAATGACGCCAAAATTTTCGCCCGCATTGGGTGTTAACCCCGGGACACTTGTGTTGTCGTAGAGATACCAGTAATCAGCCCCGGGGTCATAAAGCGCAATGCCGTATCCATTCGATGCAAAAAGAATTTTGTCATCTTCAGTTACAACCGCATCATTCAAATTGTAATTATTCACTGCAGCATAACTTGGAACTTTGTATTCAAATATGCTACTGGCGATATGAGCAAGACAAGCTCCCTTTGCACTCGGTTGACCGGAATAATAATAGATCCCTCCATACAAAACCCCGTTGAGCAAAGCGCATGACCAAAGACCATGATATGGATAATTAGAGTAATAGGCCTGTGCCCAAAATCGATAAAGAGAAGACGTTGAAATGGTTACAACCAAAGTTGCGCCGACATAAGTAGCATTCCACCAATTGACAACCAAAAAATCATCGCTTGGAAAAACTCTAATTTCAGCTTGCCCTATCATCGCCCCGACAACCACTCCGTCAGAATGAATAAAATTAAGAAGATCGGTAGAATGATAATCAACCATCTCGTTGAAAGTATATGTCGGCCCTGCTTCAGTAAGATCGATCCAACCCACTTGACAATGAAGGTTGTAAATGTAACCATTTGCCATCAAGCAATAAACCCGCTGGGCATTTGCATCAACAACCGCGGCACAAAATGAATCTTCCGTGTCTGCATATCCGGTATGTTTGTCCCATGTAACATTTTGAGAATGCCCGCCGGTGTCTCTAAAATAATAATGCGTGATCGCATTGCTTTGCGTATCAAGAACATTAAGAATGTTTGGCCCACCGACAATCACATATTTGCCGTTGCCTTTAAATCTTTTCCAACCGGGATCATCGCCATCAAATTCAGTATCAAAAGCAGGGATAGAAGCGGTTGACCATGTAGCATCAACCTCCCATGCCGTAACATCGATATCGACAACGCTTCTAAACTCGCCACCAGAACCGCCGGAGTTGCCGGTTACAACATGAAGAATATTTGTGGCAGGATCAAAATGCATATCTCGTGCGTCATCTGTTCCTATCCAATCAGCGGTGCCTGTATCCATTGTCAATGAATTTCTGATCTTGTCAAAGACAACATACATTTGATTAGAAGTTTTTTGAACGGCGACAGGATGTTCCCCCGATTCACCATAACTGTCGAAGTTACTCCATTTGACTGCCGCTGCCCAATCGACACAGTAATAAATATTTTTGATTTCTTCACCGTTTGGCCCGATCTGATCAACCCGATCAAACCAAAGATAAATTTCGTCTGTATCAATTTCCTGATTCAGTGAAGGATTCCCTTTTTGAAAAGTCGCGTCAAGACCATCTGCAACCTCGTTTGCACTTCCCCATGTCGTGAAATCGCTACTTGTCTGATAGTAGAGATGATAATGAGTGCTGCCCGTATCATAAAGAACATACGCGAGAACGTATGAATCATCGACAAGCTTGATGACTGTCGGCCCCGATGTATAAACATTTCCCCACGTCGCAATTATTCCTGATACGGCAGGATCAAGCTCGTCGCCGGTTACATCGATCACTTTATACCGAAGATATGAATCACTGCTGGGATGATGGTCAATATAAGTGATCCCAATATTACCATTTGCAAGCTCGCAGATCGACAAGCCATGAGGATGGTGAGCCGTGTCAATCGCAAAGCGGGTATACTCCATCAAGACCCTGCTAACATCTGACCATCCATAGTTGATATACCAATTCGTATCATCGCCTGTGTTGTCACAATCAAAATACGCTGACAACAGCCGACCCGTAGAATGGATCATGGTAACAGGTTCAATTTCTTTTTTGCTCGATTCATCACTTACCCTCAATCCTGATAGCAACGGCAGTGGATTGAATTGACCAACACTCTTGATTTCAACCAAACCATGCCGCGAGATATCATCTTGGGCAGAGGCAAGTGTCGCATTCAGATTGAGCATTACAGCTCCTTATGGTGCGTAATCTGTGATAAGCAATCTCATTTCAACGTTGATCCTAAACGTGTTTGCTGCAACACCAAGACCGCCTTTGTGAAAATCACCGTTGAAATACGTGATCTCGCCGTTATACGTTTTGCCCGATCCATCTTCGGGATTGAAGACGATGCTTTCATCAGCCTTGTAAATGGTATCTAATGTTGCAAACATCGTGGAACGCATAAACGGCCATTTGATAGGGTAAACACCACCGCCGATAAACGTTCCCCACGAACAATACGCAACACCTCCTAATGTCTCCGCCCACGCACATGATTTCTGTGCCTTGGGGATCGGCATATTTGAAGGATTGCGAAAGAAGGTGTATGTCCCGTATGTCGCACTCACGATGCTCATTTTTGCCATTACATATTCTCCTCAATAAATTGCCCACAATATTTTTCAACGGTCTCACGTAACCCCGATTGAAATTGTGCAGCATTGGGAATCGGCGCGTTGATAACAATCGGAACAGAGATCGTGTAAGAAGTTTCGGTCGATGACCCGCCTTTCACACCCAATTCACCTTTGGCATTTCTCGCCAACGGCATGATTGCTTCTTCACCTGCTTCTCCCATCAAGCCTGTTCCGTTTGCCATCGGGAATATGGTCGGTTGATCGATGATCGTTCCTTTAGCAAACCTGACTAGGCCTCCCAGCTTATACGGTTTCTCGTAACCCCATGCAACCGATTCATCATTTGCCATCTGTCTAAGTTCATCAGTAATACCACCACTTGCCTCAGCAGTTGCGGTAGAACCCTTCGTCGCGGCGGCGGCAATACCTGTTCCCAGCATCAAAGCTATTCCTGCCCACGTCTCCCACCCTGCCGGCTTGTTTTCAAATGTATACTGCATTTCCGGATATTGCATTTGCGATTGTTTTTTCAGTTCTATCTCTTTTTGTGTCGCCTCGCTCAAGTTGGTGAAATCCATTGTCAACTTTTTTGATTGCTCGGAAACATCATCGGTTGCGTTTGAAAGATTGACCAATGAATCCTTTGCGGTCACAGGCGATGCAGAAATGATATCATCTCCGGCAGGGGCTTTCATTGCTGTCGTATCTGCGATCAAAGCCTTCACGCCAAGTGATCCCGACGCATCTCTGGTCAACGGCATTACGGCCTCTGGCCCAGCTTCACCCATTAGACCTGTTCCATTCGCCATTGGAAATACGGTCGGTTGATCGATGATCGTTCCTTTAGCAAACGGGATTACATTGCCATGATAAAAAGCATCTCCCTTGGCAACATAATACCCACCATAGGCTTCACCGCTGGCCCGTGACATCGCAGCCGCTTCTGCCTCTGTAGGCATTCCCGCTGTGTTTGCGCTGCCACCCAAGCCAAACCACGAGCCGATTGCTTTGACTCCCTTACCTATAAGATCGCCAACACCAGCGTTTTGCCTACCTCCACCAAATAGAACTGAATTGATAACTGACTGCGCCAACGCATCTGATAAAGCTCGAGCAAGCGATCTGCAAAATGACCGCCAATAATCTTCAAACGTTTTCATTTCGCCAGTAAGGAAATCGAAGAAGAAATCTGAGAGCGTTGATTTCAGACCTTCGACACCTTCCTCCATTGCCTTGACCCAATGCGAAACAGAATCTTCAGCCTGCAGCTTATAAAGATCCCACCGCTGACCCATCGCTTCCAACCAATTGTCGGCAGTCGCGATCTTAAATTGAAGCTCCTCGATATCAAGCTTTTTCTTTTCGTTAGTGACCCACTTTTCAATTGCAATTTCATCGAGATGTTGGTCTTCCATTTGTTTTTTTGTAGTATCAATTTCCTTTTGTTTTATGCCTTTGTAATCAGGAGAATAAAAGCCCAAAGTCTCCTGCATCTCTTTACGTTTTCTTATGTCATAAAGTTCTTTCTCTGCATCGGTCATATTCTCAAGTGCATCTTTATCTGCGATCAAAGCTTTGTATTGCAGCCAAAGCAATTGCGTCTCTTTGCTGACGGCCTCGGTGAAGTCGCCACTATAACCAATCAGGTTAAGCTTTGTTTGAATCAGATCCATCTCCGCATCAATGGATCTCTTTTGTGCCGCGGTTCTCTTATCGATCATCTCACGTTCTGTGATCCAACCGCGTTCTACCATGATCTCGCTTTCTTTAGCAGCAAGGTCTTCGTCAAGCTTCAATATTTTATTTGCGGCCTCTTGTTTGGCAATCACAACTTCGTTTTCGGCCTTGATTCTTTCCTCTGCAACCTTCCACATTGTCTCTGCGGTTTTTCTCAGCCGTTCATCTTTCAACGCTTCTTCTTTTATCCGCATCCATTCGTCCAATAATGCTTTGCCTTTCAATTGTATGCCGCCGGTAAACGGTTCCTTCTTGCCGGTCAATTCATGAAGGTATCTGCCGTATTGCACCTCGAGAATGCCTTGTGCATCTTTGGTTTCTTTTTCAATGTCTTCCCTTAACCGTTGTTCGATGCTATCAATCTTTTCTTGGAGCTTCTCGTCAACCTCTTTTTGCTGGGGGTTCTGTTTATATGCGGCTTTGCCGCCAGTTTCCTTTTGAATGTAGTAATACGTTTCGCCTTGAAGGCCTTGCATCTTACCCAAATTGATGATCTGTTCTGTCGGCCTGCCCTTCTTATCGACTCCCTGTTTTTGTAAATATCCTCTCTGCAATTCATACGGGCTTATCGTTTCCAGTTCCTTTTGTGTCAATGCCCGATAGCCTTGCATCATCATATTAAAATCAGCAGAGGCCTTGTCTGTTGCTGCTGCTCTTTTATTAAACATCTTGTTCCATTCATCAAGCTGTTTGGCATTTTCCCGGGCGGCAATAGCGCCCTGCATTGGCGGTCCACCTCCACCAAAAAATGCATAGCTCATTCCGATATTTGCATATTCACTGAATTTCATCGCCGCATATCCAATCTGTGTCATCGTCCCGCCGAGTTGATCAAGAAAAATTGAGACGGTTCTGATCAGGTTGATAATATCGACAAGGCCTTCCTTGAAATCTTTTACAAATTTCTGCACGTCCCCACTGAATTCAATTTTCTTGGTAACATTTCCAAGCTTATCAACCTCAGTGGTAATCTTGATGATATCTCCGGTCAGATCACCGAGCCATTGTTTGATTGCAATAAAAAGCGGTTCAAAGGCCTGTCCTCCAACCTGCATCACGATATCTTTGAAATTTGACCAAAGGCCTGCCCATGTATTCATTGATTCAATTCCTGCAAACGTATATGCCTTCAGCCGATCCATCAAATAATCATAAAGCTCTTTTGCTTCCATTTTTTGGATCTTGGCATTGTCTGCTGTTCTCAAGCCTGCAATCGTTGCGATCCTTGATGTTCTCGGGTTAATCGTTCCCATCAACATTGACCGTGTTTCTTCACCAAGCTGTTCGAGCAAAATCGGGTCAATTGTTCCTGCGGCCTGAACCATCGCCATTGTAAAATTCTTCGCCATTTTGGGATCAAAACCACGAGACATGGCAACAGGAAGTGTCAACTGATATGCCCGCACCAATTGATCAAGCGTTGCGGTTGATTCAAGGTTAGCAATCTTCAATTCCTCCATCATCGCAACGGCTTCTTTTCTGGCTGCCATCAATGCATCACGGCCTTCTAGGATCTTGCCGGTTGTTTCATCGATGTACTTGCCATTCATCATAAATGAGGTGGCAATGCCAAGGGAATATGTTTCCATCCGGCCGAGATAATCAAGGAACGGCGAGACCATCTTTTTGATCGCCGCATAAGCCATGCCCGCGGCCATTGCCACACCCATCAACTTCATGCCAAGACTTCCGACGCGCCCTTCAATCTCTTTAGGAACAACCTCATTAGGATCAAGCTTCATCTCTTTGGCAAGAGCAATCGATTCGCGTTTTGTGAGGCCCATCATTCTTGTGAGGTCTTGAAATCCTTTTGTCTGTCTCTGGGCGGCAGCATTTGCCAACATCTGCCGTTCGAGGTCTTTGACCTGCTTCTCGGTCATCATGGCCTGAGTGCCGGTCGCTTTCAGATCACCTCTAAATCGGGCAAGAGCTGCACTTGCTTCTTCTGCTGATAAAGCAATTCTTACTCCGGGCATTAGTCTCTCTCCTTTGCCTCAGCTGCCTTACTTTTTTCTTTAATGACAGGATACATAACTTCCTCAATTGCAATCATCTTTGTGAGGTCATCCTTACTCGCGTCGTATAGTTCGCACATATTGGACATGATAGAAATCGTCAAATTGAGATAACCATCAAATCCAACAGGCCTGTCAAAGCGAGATAGCGTGGACCATAATTCCCACGCTACAACATTAGACGAATACAAATCAGGCTTCTCGCATTCATCACAGGGAGGACTCCCTTCGTAAACCTTATCACACTCTTCGCATGATACAATGCCGGGTTGAGTTACCCACCCAACCCAGCGTATCAGTTTTTTAAGTCATCCTCTTTTTGCTTTTCCCTGATATCTGCAAGCCTATCCGCTTCGTCCAATACTTCATCGATTAAAGCTTGATTGAAATTATAGACAAGCTCTTTGTTTTTTGTCGTGCAAGGGATCGGGTTGCCGGCTTCATCTTCGATGCCTTCCCAATCGATAATGATCTTATCGATCCGAGCAAGCTTCAACTTGTAAAAATCCGGCTGCGGGTTTCGGCCTCGAGAATCTGTTGCGGCCTCGAGAAGCTTAAAACCTTCCCTCGGTGTAAGCGGTAGGACGGTGAACTTTGCTTCGTCATCGCCAACTTTGATTGTTACAACTTCTGTTTTTTTCTCAAGCCTCAGTTTCATTTGTTCCTCCCTTTTCTTTTTCTCCGGTTTAAAAGGTAGACGCGGCAGGGGTCCGGGAAGCCCTTTTCGCTTCGCAGCTATCCGCGTCTCAGGGGACTTTGTTTACATCATCACGATTTCCAAACTGTCCTCACCAACAGTGCCGAGTGCCTTGGCCGGAATGTCGAGGTTGACGGCAGGCGGCGTGAAATTGATCTCGGGGACCTGTGCCTTGCACCGCTTCATGTAGAGGCCCATCTTCGCCCCGCCAGTATCGCCAAAGACAACTGTGATCGGGATCTCGTTCCCGTCATAACCATCTTTGAAATACTTGGCCTGCTGTTTCCTAAAGTACAGTGAAAGCGTTGTGTTGATATCCCGCACATTCTCGAGATAGTCTTCCGGGAAAGTTGTCCCGATCTCGTCTGTGAGATACTGTTTAGGCGTACCGATATTCAACGTGCACCTTTTGATCTTGGTTTGCACATTGTTAAGGTACGCAACCGAATCCTTGGCTTCAATCGGGTCGCCGATGACCGTGCCTGTCGGCAGGTATCCTTTGATCACATCGCCAGTGACCCACGATGCACCGACCGCATCAGTAAGCCTCAATACATTTGTCGTTGCGTTGGAACCGATAATGACCGTTGGCGTTGAAGCCTTTGTCACATTGTAAACCTTCATCTGCGGACAGAAAAGCCTTGCGTCTGAAACAGTAACCGTTGTTGCGGCTGTTGCGGCGTGAGCTGCCACCGTTCCTGTTCCGGCCCACTTCATCGTCATTCCCTGACCAACGAAGGTAAACAGCAATCCACCTTCGTTTGTGATCTCGACTGTTGCCGTGTTAACCGAACATCCCGCCATTGCCTGCACGAAATGATCAGTCTCGATCCAAACCGAGAATGATTCGCTTGTGGTCATCTGTTTATAGAAGATGCAATCAAGCGAAACGGCCGAACTTGTTGCGTGGGAAGCCGCTGAAGTTCCGTTATACGCCCTTGTCAAATTCGACAACGTTGCGGTCGCACCCGTTGTGCTCTTTGCCAAATACCCGATCTTCTCACTGCCGACTAATATCACGCCGACATGAGGAAAATCATCGATGTTAGCGCCGACCAAGACAACACTTGTTGCCGTAGTCGATAGCGTAGCAGCCGAAAGAGTAGCAGCCGTTGCCGCAGCCTTTGATCCCTGCAGACTTCTAAACAGCACGTCGCCCTGCGGCGGTGAACCTGTTGCCGCAGTTCCGCTCGGCCTCACATACATCTTGATCGTGAAATCGCCCGCGGGGGTTGCGTTCTGGAACTGATCGAGAATATCCAACGTGTCTGCAAGCTCTTCACTGTCTGCAAACACAGGCCTCTGATTCATGATCGCGTTCCCTGCCGGCCTAACAAAATCGGTTGTCGCATTTGGGAATGTCAGCGTTCCCAAAACGGATTCCAACGTAACAAACATCTTTTGCTTTCTGGAAAGTCCAATGTCCGATGTTCTGCTCATGTTTTTTTACCTCCTCACTTTTTTATGTTTCCCCAACCCAACAATGGAAATCGACGGTCATCAAAATATGATAGAAACCATTAGGATCATTTCCCTGTGGATTAGAGGAAGGTTCGTCCAACCAAAGATTGTCGATATCCTTCCTTCTAAAGATCGCTTCTAAACGATCTGCCAATTGTGACGCCCTGCTGCTACCTGTATCTGAACGGCCAAAAACGGAGATCATCAAAAGTCCGTCTCGTAATCCTACGCCATCATCTCCTAATTCTCCAACCGTTGTTATGGGGATCTTAATTACAGGCCTGATCCATTCACCTTGTGCCGGGGGTTCAAAGCGTTGATTAGGCCATGCCACAGGGGTTGCGGTCGCCCACGATGTAGCAAGCGTTGCAAATATTTTTTGTCTGATCGATTCAAGGGTCATTTAAAAAATCTCCCTACACGCAACGCAATGATCTGTTTATTCATGATCGCTTCAACTTCCGTCAAAGCTTGCCGGTAAACACCTTGCGGGGCCTGCCCACTATGGCCGACCTCCAGAGGCTCCGCATAAGGAACATTATTGAAGATATAAATCGTGCCTGCCCCGGGATACCAATACCATGCACGGGCCTTATCCATTGCCATCTTAGTTGCGCCCGATGGATCTTTTTTTTCTTTCGATATCTTGATGACACCTTCTTCACCCTCCGGCTCGTGATTTGCGATGCCATGACTTGCCCTGTATGTTCCCGTATCGACGGGCGACCGTTTGACGATATTTGCAAATAGATCAAGTGTAGTCTTACGCACAACCTGACCAAACCTATCTTCAAAAAATCCCGCAAGGTCTTCCAAAGCTTTTGAAAAACCTGCGGCGGTTTGATTCATGTTTTCTTTTAATTCATCAACATCAAACCTGACCATCACTTCACCCGTATCCTAAAGATGATCGCAACCGCGCCGGGTTGGATCGTGTCGATCTTTTTTGGAACATAAACATTGGAGCCTTGAAATACTTTCACATCGGCCTCGTCATCAATCCGCGGTAAATTTTTTGCTGCCACAAGAATAATGGCGTTTTGAATCACTGTCTCATGCCCACTCTCGTCCGTATCTTCTAAAGATGTAAAGAGGCCTTTAACAGGATAACTTGTCGTTGCGCTGGTCGCATAAGTATCTGTTGACGGTGTATATGCACCTCTCGCAGTAACAAGGATCCGCATATCGGCCCCGTACTTTTCAATCATGGTTAATGCTTTGGTCTGCCAGTTTGTCCAATCCATTACGTTCTTCTCACCTTCGCAAATCCACTGCCCATGTTAAGAATGTCTTTCATCAATGCCAAGATCCGAGAAAAGACCGCTTGATTCGATGCACCATCGGGTTTGAAATATTCGATCTCCAATACATCAACCTTTTCCCGTTTAACATTGCTGGAAAGGGTCGGCAACAAGATCCCTGCCGATATCGATTCCTCATACGCGGCCTGACAAGTCCCGCGTTTCAACGAATTAGGAATCTCCGTGATCGAAAGCTCCGTGTAATATGTATAGGTATCAGGAAATGATATGCTATCGCTATAAACCCCGACACGCGGCCAAGCAAGGGGGTTTGTGAAATACGTTTTGTCCCCTTTGTAATCAAGAGAATCGATATAGATCATGCCTCTCAATATGGCCTGCTCTTTCTCGAGTGTTGAAAGATCAGCCCACGAGGTATATCCCATTTGTTGGCAATACGCATCGACCTCTGCCACGGTCACATATGAATTGAAAGAAGCAAGGGTCGAATCCGTAACAAGCAAACCTGCAGTCGTTGCAGAAATCTCCCTAACTTGGATAAGCAGATCATCTTCCTGCACCTGATCAGCTTCACCGCCTTTTGAAAGAGTAACCGAGAATGTTGCGGTGTAATCTTCACCATCTGTTCCACCTTTGATGGTCACATATATATTTGTCGTAAGAAATGACGGGACCCCTTCGATCATCGATGCGCTGACATCAACTCCCTCGGCGTCTTTGATCACAACCGCAACCGCACTTATTACAAAACCAGAAATTGCCATCCCCGCAATTCTGGTCGCCCAAGAAATTGTAATCGTTTCCTGTTCTGCCGGCTGCTTCTCGTAATTGTAATCAAACATTTCGCCTCCTCACAGGTATAATTCAAAATCTTCGGGAGTCAACAATACCGTTCCATCGTTTGACTTCACGTATACTCTAAAACCTTTACAGACAATGCAATGAACGTGCTCTGACCACTGCTTCCCGCTTCCGACTGAATGCATAAACATTCTCATAAATCTCCTGATCATCGGCACCCCGATAATATCATGTTTAGGAAGCACACCCTCAAAACATTTAACGGGGACAAGAGAAAACCGAACACAATCATCAAGAAATTCTCCAACCGTGATAATCGTGCCATCGGTTTTCTCTGCTTCCCAAACATATCTCTCTTGAAGCCTCACATTCATCATTCGATCTATGTCTTCGTTCATCAACTTCATTCCATCACCCCTGCAAATGGAATTCTTAAATCTCGTCGTATGCCAAGGTCAACGTCTCTGCCGTCAACTGACCGTTTGTGGCAGCATTTGTAACGGTCATCTGCAGTTCGATCAGGTCGCCGATATAAGTATTGTCATCGGCAGGGAGAAATGGGCCTGTGTCGGTCCCGTCGCCATCAAGCGGTGATCCCGATGTTTTGCCAAAGAGATCAGACCCGCCCGACATCTGCGTATTGTAATTCGCTCCCCATGTCACACCAAGATTCTTCACGTTAACCGGCGTGTTTACGCCAAACCCTCCGCCATCGGTATACCAACGCAGGTTGCTTACGTTGACGGTAGGCGGTGCCTCCATGTAAGGTCTCAGCTTCTTAGTGTAACTGTAGATATCCGCGCCCGAAGGAATGACCAAAGGATCATTCGTATCAACGGTCGAATTGTCTGCCGCCTTGAACCGCACAGTCCCGCTTGTCTTGTCAACACCTGTTGCCAATGCCGACATCTCTCTAATTTGAATCGTTGCAGCCATTGTTACACCTCCGTGAATAGATTTCGTTTACTTGAAACAACAAAGTCAACTTTGTTGTCATTTGGTTCTGTCGATGTGAAGACAACGTTTTTGCTCCCTGCAATAAATACCAAGCTTTCATAAGTAATAAGAACCGCGTCGATCGAGACTCCTTTTCGCCACATCTTACGAAGATAAGCATCCATCCCCGTTGCGATCATCAACGATCTTGCCAAGATCGCATCGAGATTGGTTATCGCAGTCCACCATAACGGATTTTCCAAAATCGCATCAAGGCTTGTCGTTGATTGACCAAGAACGGCCAAGATAGAATCAAGCGACGTTGAAACTATTTTTCCCGACTGAAGAAGTGAATCTATTGCAGCCGTTCTTGTCTTTGTTGCCTGTAACAAAGCATCAAGGTTTACGATCTCTGTTTCATACATAAGAGAAATCAAAACGGCATCAAGGCCTATCGTTCCCGCGTTTACTGCCGCCAACATCGCATCAATCGAAATACTTATCCCTGTAGACATTTGAAGAAGAACGTCGAGATTCACAGTTCTTGTTTTAAGTAATTGCAATAAAGCATCGAGGTTTGTCCACTGTGTTGTCCCACCAATCAGAATTGCATCGAGGGACATCGTTCTGGCAATATCAATCACCTTGATAAACGCATCAAGGGAAATAGTCTTTGTTTTTACCGCCGCAACCAATGAATCAAGGCTCACTGCCTCGGTCTTTATTGCCATCAGAAAAGCATCAAGGTTTATCGTTTCTTCAAGGCCTGCTAGTTGGATTAATGAATCAAGGCCTGTGGTCTTTGTCTTTATCCCTGCGATCATTGCATCAAAGCCTGTAATCTCCGTATCTATCTTTGCCAACAATGAATCAAGACCTGTCGTTTTATTCACCGCCATCGCAATCATTGCATCAAGAGAAGCAGTTTTCAAAATGTTGATTCTCTTCAACAACGCATCGAGGGAAAGAAATATCGTTGTCGCACCAGTAAGAATGGCATCGAGAGAAACAGTCTTTGTGAAATCAAGCCTTTTGAGAAGAACATCAAGGCTTGCAATTGTCGTTTCGACGGCGGCAATTGCGGCATCAAGACCTGTCTGCTTCTCGATCCCAGCTTTCTTGATAAATGCATCAAGGCTTGTCTGTTTGATTATATCGACCACCACCAAAAGGGCATCGAGCAAAGCATCAGCGGTAATCTTTTTTGCCAACAGTGAATCAAGGCCTGTGGTCTTTGTCACATCAAGCTTTTTGAGAAGGACATCAAGATTTGTAACCTCGTCCATTACAGCAGCAATCATGGCGTCAATATCAGCCGTTGATATAATCCCTGTTTTTCTAAGTAATGAATCGAGGTTTGCGTTGGCAAAATTTGTCTTTGCAATTAGAACATCAAGCCCTAACGTTTTCAAAATATTGGCTGCGATCATCGCATCAATATTTGTGGTTTTTGTGAGCCCTGCTTTTCTAAGCAATGAATCAATGTTTGATGTTTTCAAAATATTGGCTGCGATCATCGCATCAAGATCAGCAGTTTTCGTAATCCCTGTTTTTCTAAGCAATGAATCAAGGCTCACCGTGTTTGTATAAGTAGCAGGATCATCCGCAATCCAGCCACTCGTCTGCATCTGTAGATTATCAAAATAGATTTCTAAAGCAACCTTACCTGATCCATAATCACCAAACGCCCAATATGATAAATCCTCATTGGCAGAGGTTCCCGTGCCTTTACTGACTCCGTTTACCTTTGCTTCAAATCCTGTCGATGATGTATTTTTAACCCATTTGAAATCAACCCGATATTTTGTATCAAGTGAAATCGCTTGAGTAGAGAGCGTTTGTAAAGTTGCGCCATCGTAATAATAAATTTTCAGATTATATGTGCTTCCAGATCGGGCGATTGCCGCAAATATACAAAGATTATCAGATGACCCAAAAACATAAAATACCCCTATTTGGTTTCCATCAGCAAGGCTTCCCCAGCTTCTGGGGACAAAATCAAATTTGGAATACAATGTGCCTTTATCAACATCAAAGGTATTAAAGAGATATGTTTCTGTCGAAGTCCCATAAACCATTTGACAGCAATAACTTCCCCACAATGACGATAATGATAACCCCGTTGATCCTTCAAGGGTCGCAACCGAATAATCGGGGTTAAGGGTTCCGCTCCCTGCTTGCGCATACCAATCTCCCGCGATCCCCGATGCCGTTTCATCATATCCCGATGCCTCAAATCCTTCATCAAAGATTAATCCTAGAGTTTCAAGAATTGCATCGAGAGAAACGGTCTTTGGCGATATCGATGCTTTTTGCAACATCGAATCGAGAGAAACGGTCTTTGGCGATATCGATGCTTTTTGCAACATCGAATCAAGAGAGGTTGTTATGGGGATATCCGTTTTCTTCAGATATGCATCGAGAACGGTTGTCTTTAGTTCCGGCCATGAAATAATGATCTGACCGTTCGCGCCATTGCCGCCATACTTCACCGTTGTACCGGCATTCGACCCGGCACCGCCACCACCGCCGCCGGGGATCTCCCCATTTGTTCCGCTTGTGTTTGCTGCACCACCATTGCCGCCATTGCCGCCGCTTCCAAGATTGCTTACTCCGCCCGTCGTGCCTGAAGCCGCGCCGCCGGTAGCATTATTCATTGCGCCGCCGCCGCCACCTCCGCCGGATGTTGTCGAGTTCGCCGCGCCTGCACCGCCCGCATATTTTGTTTGCCCGTTGCCGGCTGTTGTACCGCCCGCACCATTAGCACCGCCACGGTTGCCGCCTTGCCCACCGAGTGCAGAGACTTCATTATTATTGAACGATGAGAATCCACCGTTATTGCCATTTGAGTTGTTGCCTTGATTGTTCCCGCCTCGACCGACGACAAGAGTATAGTTCGTCGTTGCAACGACATTAACTACTGATCGAGAATACGCACCACCGCCCGCGCCGCCCGCGCCATGTGCGCTCGATGTTCTTCCATACGCACCGCCACCGCCACCCGCGCCCCATACTTCAACAGTGACTTCGCCTGTGATGGGCGAAACCCAGCTTGTATCGGTAACATT